CTATGTAAATAGAATTAAAAATATGAATAATTGATACAATTATTTTTAATAATAAGCCTAGCATTGTATGCTAGGCTTTTTTTTTGCTTAAGCTATTGTATTATAATAAGATAGGATACTATTATAGATTATAGGTAACTATTACCGATTATATATCGACTATATACTAACTATCATACTACTATTATTTACTTAATTTATTATAGTATAAGAATTTATCGCAATTTATAAGCTATAACTATCATGGGCTATGATATTTATTTTAATTTATTTTTACTTTACTATATAGGCTATTACCTATATATATATAAATATATGTAAAAAAAAAACATAAATAAATAAAATAAAAATAAGTATAAAAATAAAAAGTACATAATCCAGCTACCACTTAATCGCCTTAATTCATTACATTATAAGCATATAACCATGGTTATTCTAACCATATACTTATGATAGTAGGTTTATAATCGGTACATAGTATATATATAGCGAGCAATAGTTTTTACTAGTATCGTTACAATGTTAACCATAGGTTAGTAGGATATGGTAGTAGGATACCATACTGTTTTAGTAGGATACCCGACCCACTTCCGCAAGGCGGCCAGGCGGCGGCGGGGAAGGCGTCCTATATAAATTGTACCTCCTACTCAAAAATATCGTCATCTTGTTCAACCTCTTGACATTCTCCCTTCTCTGTAGTACCCTACCTCTAAAGGAGAACCTACATGACCTCTATAGACGCCATTCTTTCTTCCCTTCCCGCTCCCTTCAACACCATCACCCCTCTTCCCGATACCATCATCGCCTACATCCCTCTCGTTCGCACCTACGGCTCCCTCTACATCCCCCACGACGCCCACACCGAGCTCCAAGAAACTCGCAACGCCATCGTCCTCAAAGTCGGCTCCAACATTACCAACATCGCTCCAGGCAACACTGTCATCCCAGCTCCTGGCCAGGGTATCGCTCTCACCGAAACCTCAGACATCCGGCTCCTCCGCTACGACATCAAAGACCTCATCGCTGTCATCTCCGACTAACCGCCCAGAGCAGTCCCAGCCTGACTGCTCCCTTTTCCTTTCTATTATTATAGAAAAAATAATTTCTTTTTATTTTATATCCTTGCACCACAACAACTTAGGAAATAAATAAATAAAAAATAAATACAGAAAATACCCATAAATATATAATAGTCACTCTATCTCCTTATCCTACAAGGACTTACACGATTATAAAAAACCATAATTGTCATATAATTCCATATAATTCGTAATAATTACTTATAATTCCACATAATTCCATTATCTGCTAACAAACCGCATCATCTGCGCTATCTTCCACCCAACCCTGTCTCACCCTCTGCCTAAACCAGACCCAGATGCGACCTTCGGTCGCTCCCTGGTGCTCTGATACTAGCTCTTCTACTATGCCTTCTGTCGCCTGCCCCCCAACATTTTGCGGTACCACAGGGAACAAAAAAAAATGAAAAAACATGAGATTTTCGCTTGACATCGTCACAGCTCTGTAGTAAACTTCTAAGTAGAGTTCAGGGAGGGGATGGTGCGGGTGGTCTTAGTACTGTTCGTCGTGCAGTGCTCTAAACGAAGCAATGCCTGGAAATGTGGAACGGACCCATTGAGCCATTTTAGTACTGCCGGAATGTTAGGGATGTGCACTTAACTAACAGGGTGGAAGTGGAACGAGTGGTCACACGCCAGTCCCGTGTTAGCTTCGGTATGTTGGGGGGCAACAACCACAGCGCATCGGCTGACATCCTCTCCTTGAGCTTATCTTGTTTGTCATACGAGGGAGGTATGATATGAAACGGATGCTACGTTCTTTGATTGGAGCTATGAGCTTGTTGGCTTGCATTAGCCTAAGCCAGTACGGGTATGCGAATGGTATTACAGAGCCTACGTCCGCTGGTGATTTAAGTTTTGTCTACTCGACCTATCCACTTACTGCTATCTACGAATCACGAGACAACCACTTCTACATGAAAAAATCCTACGAAAGTTTGGGGTTTAGTGCACCAGGTAGCCTTACCATTGTAGGTTCTCTAAGTGCAATGAGAGATGTGGTAATACTGTTAGGACCTGGTCAGGATTTTGGGCACTCACAGCGCATTATATCCGGCCCTCTCGACTTGCATGTGGATATTCAACCTCAGTGGTTTCACAATGAGTATCTGAATAAAGATTTTATTGGGGCGCATTTAACGGGAACGATTGGAGGTACGAGAGTCCTTGTTACAGCCAATCGCTTTTTTGATGAGGATTATATCGACCCTCAGACATTAAGACGAGTACGGCTTGATAGCTTACTGTATGTAATGGTCCAGTTTGCTGATGAGCCTCGATATAACTATGCTTTTTTGATTCCACAATGAAATTACAAGCCCACCTGTTAAAACTCTCTTATAACTCCCTAGGTAAGAGAGGCTTTCCCCCTAGGCACAGGTGGGCTTTTCTTTTTTTCTTGTCTGATATATACTTAGACTAGGGTGACATTATGAAGATGACAATTGAAGAGTTATCAGACATTCAAGGGGAAGACGAGGATTTTCTCTCTAAGAATAAAAACATTCTGGAGAAAATGGCTGTCGTTACGCTTATAGAACAGATGCGTGGGGATATCGACCCTGAATCTCGTATCAAAGCAGCTACGACTATCTTGGCTGCCTTGGGGAAAGACAAAGGGCAGAGACCGCCAGAACTTCCTCAGCAAAATAATACGCAGATAAATGTCTTTATGCCCCAAATGGCGGAAGCCTTGAAGGGATTGCAAGGTGTGGTAAAGGCATTAACACCTGCAGAGGAGCCTCATAATGATTCTGTTTAGTCTTACGCATCTACCAGCAGTCGTGGATAATGATGGCAAAGTCTACCAACCATCAGCAAATGGTTTGTTCCAGGAACAAACTGAAGAGTCGATAGAAATATCCCAGGGCGTTGATAAGCTCAAGGATTGGGGAGAATGGCTGCATGAGTCAAGTTTGGCCCGCACTTGAGATTGCTCCTCATCCACTAGCGCCCACATTCTCAAAAGATTCCAACCCACATCTGATTCTATCACAGTTAGTAACAGAACTTTCGTCCTCTAATTTCCAAGCAACAGAGAGCGTCCGCCAACTCATTCGAGAAGCTGGTTTTGTGTCTCTATGGTTCTACCTCAAGTTTATTGCGGGTTTTGACGGTCCATACGACCTACTGAATACAGAGCTTCATGTTGATATGGCTAACTTCAGACAGCGAGTGGCGACCGAGCCTGGCATCAAAGCTGGGGCCTTCATACCACGTGCTTGCTATAAGAGTACTATTCTTTCTCATGGAGCTAATTCTTGGGAACTACTGCGTAATCCTAATCTTCGTATTGGGTGTACCTCGCAGATTTACGACAGAGCACTATCTTTTGTTAAGACAACAATTTACACATTTTCTGATAATGAGTTTCATAAGTGGTTATATCCGGAATATGTAAAAGAGAACAGGTCTGATATTGAGCTCATTCTTGCGAATCGTACAAGAAGATTCCCAGAGCCAAACTTGATGGCGATTACTGCCGGCGGTTCTACGCAAGGTATCCACGTAGATGTCTTTGACTGTGACGACATCAATGGTGAGGATATGCTTAATTCAGACCGCCAGGCTGGGGCAGAAATGTATCGCATGACTAACTGGCTTTATACGAACCTTAGAACATTGGTTGTCAGTTGGGTAAAGTCTCGAGTAATTGTTATTGGTACGAGATACGCTATTGACGATTCTTACGAGCCTATTATGCTGGCGAGTAAGGAGCATGTTGGATATTGGGACGAGGTCGAGCAGGACTATCCGATAAAGCCAGATGGTGAGTGGGTAACCTATTATCGGCCTGCACTACAACAGGATGAAAAGGGGGAGTTGTTCACTATCAATCCAGATGCTTTTACAGTTAATCAGATTTTGGAGTTAATGGAGAAAGACCCCTGGACTGCTCAAACACAATATCTTAACAGACCTCGTGGTGCACTGGGAAGTGAATGGTCCACCTACACCATAAATACCTGTAATTTGGAATGGAATACAGAAGAGAACCAGTTTATTATTACATTCCTAGACAATGGTATTCCCCAGAAAGTCTATTTGCGTGATTGTTGCGTGGTGGCTGCTGGTGACCCATCTGGTGGGTCTACGACTGGTAGGCGGAATGCGTCTAAGGCTGCTACTGCTGTGATTGCTCGGGACAGTCGGGACCGCATCTTTATTATCAACGTGAATGCTGGTTATGTGGAGCCAACAACCTTTTTCGATTGGCTGTTTGGCTATAAAAAGACTTATCACAACACGCTTATTGCAACGTATGTTGAAGCACAAGCAGGCTTTAAGGCCATGATACCTATACTACGTCAAGAAGAAGCTCGGCGAGGAGTATTGCTAAATCTTGTAGGCATACCTGCTTTAGGCGAGAAAGAAACGACAATTCGAAATATACTTCAACCCTACTTTAACAAAAATATGGTCTGGGCCACACGCAGTGCTGAGCTTCAATTGCTAGATGAGGTCAAGGGATTTCCATCAAGGCACATGGACGTACTTGACGCAGTGAAGATTGCGGTTTATAAATCCTTTAAGCCTCGTGGTTTAGATGGGGATGATGACTTCATAGACGAAGACAACGAGGAAGGCGGGAGTCCACGACGCCGATTTAATAAGCGACGCTTATTTGTGGACCCAATAACTGGATACTAAGGAGGCATCTATGTCTGATATAGCTACGAATGGAGACACGACAACTACCACATCTGCAGTGGGTAATCAAGCGACTAATCCTGCAATGGTTTACACACCGTCCAATGTGTTCCAAAACGAGGAACAGCAGACTGAGGTTATAAGTTACATTGTGTCTGAAATACTAGATGTACGAGATGGTAATGAACGTAAGGAGCTTGAAACAAGATGGCAGAAGTGGCGACGGCAGCGACGGGCTCGTCCTGAGCAAGATACTCGGAATAGCCCCTGGAAAAACGCTGCTAATGTTACGCCACCGCTAACAGCACAGAAGGTTAATACGATATTTGCGAAAGAGATAGCTGCGTTTGCTTTTAAGAAGCCACCTGTTACTGTCGAGCCATCAGATGTTCGCTATGCTGACCATGCTGAAGCACTTGAACGATTCTTTAAGAAACTCGTTGAAAGTGAGTCTGCTCTCGACATGGCAAAGAATCTACAGACTATCTTCTATGAGCAGATTTCGATGGGCACGGAGATTGTGAAGGTTCCCTTTCTTGTTGAAAAATGGGCATTCAAACGTAAGAACGCACTGTCTGGAGCCGTCGAGCAGGTTACTTACACACGACGTCAGAGTCCTGTTGTACAACCGATTCGTCTTGAGGATTTCTTTACGAGACCTTATTGGAAAGACCTTCAGCGAGCTCCTTGGATAGCTATTCGTTACCGTTATTATCGACACGAACTTGAGCAACAGGTAGCGATGGGAGCATTTGATAAGGATGCAGTCGATATGGTAGTTAGTGCTCCGCTTCAGTTGTATGATGATGGGCTTAGCTCGGCTCAAGCCCAACGGGGGGTGGCTGCAGATTCTCTAGGTAAGGTAGAAGCGAACCAAGAGTTTGAAGTCTATGAGTGCTATCTCTTTTGGGACGTTGATGGTGATGGTATCTCTGAGGATGTAAAACTCTGGATTCACCCTGAAACAGGAGCGTTGCTACGCAGTGAGTTCAATCCTCTCTCAATGCGAGATGTGGTTCCTGTTATCTACCTTCACGACCCTGATATTCTATATGGCATTGGTGTGTGTGAATTGACAGAATCACTGCAGGACGAAGTAACAACGCTTCACAATATGCGCCTCGATGGTACTACATTGGCTATGCAGAAAGTTTGGGCAGCTCGTCGAGGTTTGGGCTTGAAGGACGAAGAAATATCACCGCTTGCTGTCATTGAGATGGACGACCCCCATCAAGATTTGAATGTTATTGCGTTCCCTGATGTTGCCCCCTCCTGCTTGAATGGAGAGATGGTTGCTAAGGATTATGCCGACAAGGTTACCGGCGCAAATGACTATATGGCAGGTTTCAATGACCAGACGGTAGGAACAGCTGCTACTGTTGGTGGTACAATGTTCCTGGCCCAGCAAGCCAACAGCATCTTGAATAGTATCTTGCAGAATGCTGAGATGGCTATTTCAAACATCTATCAGATTGCGCTGTTTCAGTGTATGGCCAATAAGGACCTGCTCGACCTCTCCTTCTTATCTCAGGATGACCAGCTTCTACTTCAGCAGATATTTTCTATGAATGTAGAGCAGATACCAACTCAGTTTCAGTTCAAAGTAGAAGCTACGGATATTACTAAGACCGAAGAGGCCAAGAAACAAGCATATTTGGCAATGACTCAGACATACTCAATGTATGCTGAGAAAGGCTTCCAGTTATTGCAAACGATGCAGCAACTGGGCGCACTCCAAAATCCACAGTTGATGGCAGATTTTGCTCAGAGTGTATTTGTAGGCTCTACAGAGTTTATGGAAAAGATGATGGACTTCTTTGATGTTGGTGACCCAGGTGACTATTTGCCCTTCATTGATGATATGAAGCTCCGACTTCAGATGGCGGATAGACAGAAAGCCATACAGGTTTCTGCTCTTAAACAACAGTTTCTAGCACAATTCAATAACAGCAATGCAGCAGCTCCTGGAGCAACTGCAGCTAGTCTAGGAGGTAATATAGGTGGACAGGGAGAAGTCGGAATCGGTGCAGGACCGATGCCTCAAGGTGGCCCGCAAGTTCCAGGTGCCCCTGGAAATGGTGCAGGTGGTCCTGTCGCTGGATAGGAGCGAAATGAATGCTATCCATGCGTGGATGGATAGAAAGCGGGATGTAACCGTTCGTGTAATGATGCGTCAGGGTACACCTGAGGTATATAGAAGTCAGGGTATGCTTGCACAGCTGGAGGATTTTGACTCCCTACTGACAAGCATTCGAACTGCATTAGTCAAGGAGGGTATTGATGTTACCTAAACGTCCTTTATTTACTTTGATGCCTGATGGACCTGGGGGTGGAACCGATTTACCCGAATCCATCCTTCCGCCCCGTCAGGGAGAGGTCGAAATTGGCTCGAATGAGTTAGAAGATGGAGAGTATGAGGTTGTTGTAGATGGTACGCCAGAAGCAGATGCTATGAAGGCAGCTTCGATGGATGTTCCGGACAATCTTAAGGGAAAGAGTCGGGATGAGATACTCCAGGCACTTCTGGAGGAGCGCAAGAAACTCGCAGGTGAGCAGAAGCCAGAGCCGGTTTCGGAGTTGACCAGCACCATGCGGGAAATGCTATCCAAGCTCGCACCACCCAAGCAAGAAGTGCAGCCAGGATACTCATTAACTCCACAAACTCCATTATCTCGAGAAGCGCAGCTACCAGAGCAAGAGTTCTCCAAGTATATTGCGAACTTGATGCTTGAGGACCCTGTCCGAGCCCAGCAGCTGGTTATGGAACGTCAGATGGCGCCATTGCTGACAACTGTTGCGTCTTCGCAAGCACAGCTTTCTCGAGAGTTAGCACTCTCCAATCCGGCGTATAAGAAGGTCTACGACAAGTATTCCAACGAAGTTGAGCAGATGGTTGCAGCAGTACCAGTTCAAACTCGTCTCCAGAATCCAAAAATATATCACCAGGCTATCGAATTGGTCAAAGCTCGGCATGTAGATGAGGTAGTAAATGAGGAATTGGAGTCTAAACTGCAATCTATGCTTGAGGAGAAACTTAAAGAATATGGAATATCACCAGGTGCGAAGCCCCAACAGCCTTCTCAGGGCTATGTACCACCCTCCACGGCTGCTCGCCCCGCTTCCGAAGGTCAGAAACGAACTGTTGTTGTTCCTAAGTGGGTTGCCGATGAGGCTAAAATTAAAGGCTTAGACCCTTTATTCCTCTATAATCACTATAAAACGAAAGGTGCTCTGTAAATCTAGGAGGTAAATCATTATGGCAGCAAGAGTTAAGGTAGTAAAAGCGGTGGATACCAACGATATTTCGTCGCCAAGTGTTCAGGAACAGCCAAAAATGCGTCCTCAGGTCTTGATAGACAATACTTTCAAGCCTGAAAATGTGCTACAATTGGACCAAGAAGACAGGGAGTTGCTCTTTGACCAGAAAGAAGGGTTTTTGATGATGGATGATTCCCTGGTGTCCCAGCTGTCTCGTGAGAATAGACAGCGTTATCACCTGGCTAAGCAGTTTCACGACGCTTGGATGAGGAGTTCTTTGGAGAAACAAGCTGTAGCTATCGAAACCACGCCCGAAATTGTGGGTTCAGCTTCAGACAAGCTTTCCAAGATGCAAACAGTGGCTGGATTACACACTCGTTGGGTGCGTCCTGACCGGCTACGTGAGGTATTGGCCCAAGGCTACAAGATTGTGCAGGCCCACGAAGCTACCACACTTTTGGGAGCGCAGGGTAATCAGCACACCATCTCCCAGAATGGGCGTGCTGAATTAATTCTTGTAGGTATTCCAAAAGAAATCTACGAGAAACGCCAGAAAGAGAAGACCGAGCGGAATAAGGCACGGGCTGCTATCTGGGAACAGAGTGGTAAGAATGAACTTGAGCAACTTGGGGCCACTCGTGGTTTTGTTGCGAAGGATGACACTGCTTCAGGGCAGTGGTCCGAAATAGAGTAGGGGTAATCCAGGGTTTGCACTCTGGTCCCTATCGATAAAGGAGGTCTTTATGGCTTTTAGGTTTTACAAAGGACCCAACGGTAGCACTGGAGTTGCAAGCATGGAACGCTTGATTGCGTCTGGTGCAGTTACTGAGGGTATACCGGTCAAGTTGGTCGCTGGAGCCTCTGGTGGCAATTATGGCAAGGTTGCTACCATCACTGCAGGTTCTTCGAGCACCGATTTGATTTATGGTATTCCAGCACATTCTGCTGCTGATGGAGAGGAAGTGTTGGTAATTCCAGCAATTCCTGGTATTGTGTGGGAAGTGGATGCTGCTGCGAACACTGACGTGGCCAATGTCATGGCAGATAACTACTTAGCAACAACTACTTATCTTCTAACCGTTGGTGCCTCTACGGCTCAGGGTAAGAAATGCCACATCATTGGTATTTCTGGCGCAATGTCTGCCAAGAAATACCTTGTTCGCCTAACCAACGTAGCTGGAATATAAGGAGGTAACGAATGGCTACTACTGTAAATAGAGGGTCTTATCCCTTACAGTTTGACCGTGAGCTTGCAAAAGTATTCTACGGCACCTATGCGGACTTGCCTGCACAGTGGAGTAATCTGGCTAAAGTGGAGGACTTCCCGAAAGGACGGTATCTCTCCAACGCCGAGCTCTCCCCTCTCGGCAATCTTCGGGCTATGGCAGAAGGTGAGGAAATCTCTTTCGACACCCCTGTTGAAGGTCACAAAAAGACCATTCAGACTGTGAAGTTTGGTCTCGGCTTCCAGGTTACTGCTGAAGCTCTTGATGATGACCTGCATGACCAGTTGCAGAAACTTCCTCAGAGCCTCGCTCGGTCTGCCAACTTCACCATTGAGCAGAACTTCTGGAACCTGTTCAACAACGGGTTCTCTTCTGTAACTGGTTGGGATGGTTTGCCGGTATTTGCCAACAACCATGCTACCTTGAAGAGCCAGACTACTATTAACAACTTAGGAAATGCTGACCTGTCTGACACTTCGCTCAAAGCGGCCTTTGATTATTTCGACAACCTGGTAGATGAGGCTGGAATGCCTATCTCCATTAAGCCGGACAAACTGGTCATTCCCAGTTCGCTCAAATGGGTTGCTAACGACCTCTTGAAAGCAACGGGGCGTGTCTGGGACTATGCTGACTATACCAAAGGTCTGGTTACCGATGGAACTAATAAATATGCTCCTGGCCAGGGACCGCTGATGAACGGCCTCAATCCGTCCAATGGTATTGTTGATGGTTGGTCCATCTTTGTATCTCGGTATCTGACTGACGATGATGCCTGGTTCTTGATTGCACCCGAGCACACCTTCACCTTCTACTGGAAGAAGAAGCCGACTATGTCTAGCTCCGATAGTTTCACTACGGATGCTCGTCTGTATAAAGTTGTAACTCGCTTCGCTACAGCGGTGTGGGATTACAAACCCGTCTACGGTTCTCCTGGAGCGTAAAAGGAGGAACCCCTAGCTGGCAACAGCTAGGGGCTTTTTATGGCAGATATTGAACTTTTTCAGCTTGAACGTGTTATCAATGGTCAGACTGTGTACGCCTGGAAGCCTTTAGGTGCTATTGACCCTATGGATGACGACGTTGTATGGCTTCCAACCGGCTCAACTCCTCCGGCTGGGTATGAGGCATGGCAGATGAGCTTGGCATACCAAGGAACTCGTGGTCGGGCTGGAAAAGGTCGGTGGGCTGTTTGCTCCGTTTGTCGTTACGAGGCACCACGTTCTGAGATGGTGTATTATAAGGGCAAATGGTATTGTACTAGATACGGTTGTGCGGAGGATATTGTATGACCATTTTAGAAATGGTGCAGGATGTGTTTGAAGCGCTGGGGGAGCCATCTGACCTCGAATATCGGGATATTGCGACGCTACAACCAGATGCTGCTTCAGCAGGCTGGCAGCGTTTTGTGAGAGTATTTAACAATGCACAAACAGCTATCGCAACCTGGAAGTTCCCTGAAGGTCCGCAGCTCAGATTCAGGGCTCTGGAGGATGTTGCGAGTTTTCAGACTTCCCGATTGGAAGCGTCTATTACCCCAATACCTTCTGGCGCAGATGATTCTTTCGTCCTAGCAGGTAGCCAACTTAAATCTGGGACGGCGTCATATACTGGATGGTTACTGGAGATACCAGACGCATCCGGCAAAAGTTTGTATCGAGGACGCATTACGACTTCAACCTATAATGGAGGTCAGTATTACATCACTCTGTCGCCTGCCCCCCAACATGATTTAGTAGCACCTTATCCAGTGGTTTATCTATATACACGGGAGTATATATTCCAGAATATACATGGAATGCTTCCACCATTTATAGGACCGATAATTCCGTATGATGAACAGTATGGTACCCCTCTTGAAGTTCTGAATGTCGAAGATATTACGAATGGAACCAGTATAGAGTATAATTCTCGGCACGAAAGTTACATTCAAAGTGAACCTGATGTTGAGGTCCCTAGCGAGTATTATAAGCTAGCAACAGGATTGCGTTTTAACACTTGGCCTGACGTGGGTATTAACTATGCTGTACGCTATTTTCGTACCCCAAAACCATTTGGCACTGATGTGAATCAGGTGTGTGAATTACCAGTTCAGTTCCATCAATGTGTTGTTCTTCATGCGTTATGGTGGGGTTATAGGCGAATGCAGGAAAATACGTCGGCTTACTCGACAAAACGAGACTTAGATGATATGCTTAGGCAGCTGCAAACAGAGTTTCATCTGGAAGGTGAAATGGGTAGAAGTCAGTGGTCTATAAAAATAGTACCTTATAAGTAGGAGGCTATTATGGCGTATGTGGTACAATGGGATGTCAGTTTCAACTCCAGACCTCTGAGCACGGAGCCACTGGGAAATGGCTATACTGAAATACAGAAGACTCGGTCGGCAATAGTCGAACGTATTGCTAATGAGCACTCATTTAATCTGTCTGATACACTGAATACTAATCAGGGAAAACACTTGCAGGGCAGTGCTCGTATCTTTGTAAGTGATTCAGAACCTGTAGTGCCTTCGACGCCAATGGCAGATGATGGTACTTTTGATTCTGGTAGAATGCTATTCAAACCAACTGTAAAGGAGTTGTTAGTTCGAACGGCTTCAACGTGGGTTAGCATACTCAAAATGGCTGCAGATGCTATATTTAATACTCTTCAAGCTGCTAGTGCGACCATCACAGGTTTATTGTCGGCTGGTTCAATCTCGGCTTCTGGAAGTATCTCGACCTCAACTTCTATATCAGCACCATCTGGAACAATTACTACGCTCACATCCACAAATAGCAATACTACTAACTTAGATGTTTCTGCTACACCTATAAAACTAGCCTCTGGTGTTACCGGTACGACACCAGTGGACATGCAGTTTGGACAGGGAACGGATTATCGTTTTGTTAAAATAGTAACAATTGGTAATGCAGCAATTGGAATGATGGTTGGAGGTTTGCTCGTCTCTGATGCGTATGATTTTGACAGTCCTGCAAAAAAGGATGCTACAATTCGTGGAACACTGCGCTTGGGTGAATCAAAAGTGCCCGCACGGGGTATCACAATCTCGACGTCGGACCCGTCTGGTGGTGATGAAGGAAATCTGTGGATAAAGGTGTAATATGTTTGTTAAACAGGGTGGTGTTTGGAAGGTACCTCGGAAAATATATGCTAAAGATGGTGGAGTCTGGAAACCTGTAAAATCTATCTATGTTCGCTCGTCCGGCACCTGGGTTGAGGACATGCTGGTTCCATCCAATGTTGTTCTATTGTACACCAATATGCCTACGACAGGGTATGTTTGTGATGGAACGAATGGTACACCAAACCTGATAAATAAAGCACTAGCTATATCAGATACGCCCTTACAAGTTGGTGGGAATAACACTCATACTGGTGCGGACCATGGAACGATAACGTTTTCTATTAGTGCTACCTATGCAGCAGCTGGTTGTAATCCAGATTCGTACTCAGGTGGGGCTTCGAATGCCTTCTCCTCGTCTTCTAGCCCCTTTATCCATTCACACTCTAATATAACAACGAGTAGTTCTGGCACATGTGACTTACGCTTACCTGGTAAGGCACTTATTCCAATTATTGGGCAGCTTGAGGTAGAACCCAACTGTTTATTTTTACGAGCGAATACAGTATCGAGTCAGTACTTGGCATATTTAGCTGATTATGTAGCCAAATACCTCTATTTAGCTAGTGCGAGTGCAGATGTATCCTATACAAATACAGTGTATCATGCTAATTTCTACCCAACAACATCATCATTTTCAATTGTGCTAGGTACCTCTCCTTATAATACGGGCAATGGTGGTAATCCAAACACTCATTCGCACTCGATGCTCCTGTATGTACAGCATGATAGTCCACTCCCACTAACAAAAACATATATTCCATATCAGACTACGCAGATGATATCCTGGCGAGATGTACCATCGGGCTCGCTTATTTTTGTTACTGATAATAACCTACCTGCTGGGTATTCATGGGTCTCTTTCTCGAATCCAACCTTAGTAAAGGCAGATTCCTCATCTGGGTCTGTGGTAGGTTCAGCAACACATACTCATACGACAGTTACTGCGCCAACTGGGGGTACTAGTACGAGTGGGAGTTCGCTCGTTGGTCAGTCGAGTGGTCCTTATTATACATTCTATCAATCGCATGCATATTATCATCATAACTATTCAGCAACAATGTCTTCTGCAAATACAATGCCAGCGTATATCACACTACGTTTAGCGGTGAAAAATTAGTTTAGGAGGTTAGATATGATTATTGATGATGCTATGAAGTCGGATATTGCAAAGCTCCAGGATAGGCTTCTGCAATTGAGTCGAGAAGAGCCTACTTCTATCGAGGAGTTCAATGCTATTCGAATGGAGTATGACAAACTTCAGCTCAAATTGAATAGCTTACAGTCGGCTGTATCGGCTGTCGGTCTCCAGCAGACGCTTGAAATGATGCAACAGCAATCACAGTAAGACAGATAAGGTGATGCTATGGATATCCAGAGAGTTGGAGCGCAGGAACTTGATGTTAGTGTTGTTCCTGCTGATATTTTTGAACAGGATACAACAGACCCTAAAAATCCGGTCTTGCACTTGCGGGACTGGCTCCTGGATATTCATAATCTAAAAGTTGAGTCAGCTGATATTGGTACATTACAAACAACAACATACCAGAAAGTATCTGCCTTGGAAACTAGGATAGATGATGCCAGTACGTTTAGGAATGGCCTTATTATTCCAATGTATATTTATCCAACTGATGCTTACACTAATTCTAGTTATAATGGTTTAGCACAACTTAAACGTAAGTATCGAGATATTCCATTTGTCGTTGTTCTCAACCCATCAAATGGTCCTGGAACTGTAACTGATGGTAATTACACGTTAGCCATCAACATGCTTCGTGGAGCAGGGTGTATTGTAGTTGGGTATGTTTCTACTCTATATACCAATCGTCCCATTCAAGATGTAGAATCTGATATTTCTCTGTGGAAGAGTTTGTATCCAAATATACAAGGAATCTTTTTCGATGAACAATCTGATGGTACTACTGATATTACTGCAGAGCAGTCATATTATGAAAGTCTTGTAGAGCATACTAAAACTGCGGGTTTGACGTATACGATAGGCAACGCTGGTATTATTGTAGACAACTCATGGTATGATATTTTCACCATCGAAATTGAGTGGGAAAACTCTACTTATCCAAGCGAAATATACTATGACGGACCATGGCCTGGTGGCAAGAAGCTCAACAAACGTGCGTTATTAAAGTATGCTAGTAGTTCATTTGAATCTGAAATGCCCACTATTTCCTCGATGTTGCAGTATTATAAGTTTGTTTATATTACGACAGACACATTACCTAATCCATGGGATAGTATTGATATCACATACCTCGAGAAGATTTGTGATGCTATCACTTCACCGCAACTATCAGGCCTAGAAGCGGTGTTAGGGAGTCCTTTATCAACAACGTCCTTGCAAGCATACTACTCATTTGATGAAGTATTAGACGTACCGGATGATACGAGCGGCGTCTATTATCGATTAGCTAGTCCTATTATTGATACAACAAACTATGGATTTGCAACGGTAAATCTCAATGCTTATAAAGGGCAGCAAATAACTATTGTCGCAAAAGCAGGTCAGGGTTCAGTAAAAGGTACTGGAATCCCGAGAGCCTATGTATATGCAACCGATTGGTCTTGGGCACCCAAGAAAGTGTGGAATTATGTAGACCCACAATATGATAGTTGGAAGGTAACTATACCAAACGATACAAAAAATTATGCGATTTCTTGGTATCACTACCCAAGCGGGTCTACCGGCAATTCATCCTTGCTGGACTTTTATATTGGAACTGGGGCTTATTCGACCCCGCTTATCAATAACACAAAAGACTCTCTTTATGGTACAATCTATGGCGCTACAAAAACTGGTGGTATCAACGGAAATGCTTTAAGTTTTGATGGTGTAGATGATAAAGTGGTTTTACCTAATCACAGTGACCTCAAACCTACAGCAGAAGTCTCAGTATCGGTTTGGATTAACATAGATAGTACGACTGACCATGACCTGAATTATGCAGTGCTTTGTGGACGAGACAATAGCTCTGGGTATATGCTATACTACTCTCAGAGCGCCGGTAAGATATATGCAAAAGTGTGGGGCTCTTCTGCTGTTACTATTTCTTCCGCTATAACCACAAACACTTGGCACCATGTGGCTTTCACATATAAAAATGGTACTGGACTAGCGCTTTACCTTGATGGTGTACAGGTGGCTACCGGTGCTTCTGTAGGTGCAATTACCTATACAGAACTTGATGGTGGCTATCCTACTATTGGGTCTCATGGTCTTCTTTACTATTTCAAAGGTATAATTGATGAGATGTTGATATTCTCACGTGCTATCTCCTTCCAGGAAGTTAAAGGATTATATTATCAAAAGACATCGTATAAAAACTCTCCCTATACTAACGAGGCTATACTAGCTCGACGCTTGAAACTACAAACAGTTTCAGTTAATACAACATTAAGTACAGAATCAAACATTATTGAAGTAGTTACCGCTGATGCTGTGACTCTTACTATTCCATCAGGATTGCCTCTAGGCCACCAATACCGCATTAAAAGAACGATATCGTCTGCAAATGGTATTTCAGTAGTCCCAAGTGGTAGTGAAACTATTGAAGCAACTACTTCTTTTACAGTACAAGGCACTAAAGTGAGTGCTATGCTTGATACTGGGGAAGTGGTACTGGAAAAAGTATCAAGCACGGCCTGGGCCTTTGTTGGGGGGCAGGTATCTGGCTCTAACTCTAGTGGAACATGGATGAAGTTTAGCGATGGGACGATGATTTGTAGTTTTATAGGTACTGTCTATAACAATACTGTAACACCAAGTAAATACGCAAACTATGGGGATGGACATGTGCACTCTGTCTATCTAGGCAATGGACTATTGGGTGCTACAATTTACTACCCTACAGGTTTTGCCTCTGGGACAAAGCCAGATATAACGTGTCAAGTACACGCCAATGACTCTGGTGGTTACTGGTGGGGTCAAGCCAACGAGTCAGCATACACAAACACCTCGTGGAATCCTGGGTTCTTGTGGAGCTATTCACCTAATAATATAAACCCAAATATCTCAATTTATATGACTGCAGTAGGAAGGTGGAAATCATGAAACTGAAATATCGTCCAGTGTACACAGACAATCAGAATACCATCATTGAGTATATCGATGAAAACACCATTAAGATTGATGGGGAAACCTACGAGTTTGACAAAGAGTCCGTTGTTTGGGAAGATATTGCCGAACAAACAGGTTATCTAATCTTGGACGCAAAGCGAATTGATGGTGAGCTATGGTTAACAATACGCCGGTACTATACTGATATAACAAGCCCTGATTGGGATACGGGGGAATACCATGATATTAAAGGGTAAGACACAAGCGCAGATGGACAAGGAGAAACAGATAGCCGATTGGCAGATGATTATCGAAGACTCAAAAAAGGACCTGGCAGAAACAGACTGGGTAGTTATAAAGCTCAATGAGTATCGAATAACCGATTCTGATGATTATGATGCAATGCTCGAAAAGTACAAGACAGTCCTTGACGCACGGGAAAAGATGCGTCAAGATATAAACCAAGCTGAGGAGGAATTACGAAATGCGGGAGCTTTATGAACGATGTCTTTCTGGTCCATGGGTAACCAGTGGGCTCGACGTCCAGTACAAGGTACAGGACGGAGAGCTTATTTTCGAGTGCACAAAGAGTATTGGCGACTGGCTTCATAATTTTGAAGCATGGATAACGCCCTATAAGCAACAACCGATTACTTGGTACGCTCATGCAGGATTTGTCAAGCTCTGGAAATCAGTGCGAGATGAAGTCGCCAAGTATTATAAAGACATTCATCGGATTGCCGGTTATAGCCAAGGTTCTGCTCTTGCGCAACTCGCTGCGGAGGATTATTACTTTACAACCGGAAATACTATAGATACAATAGGTTTTGGATGCCCAAGAGTATTCTGGATGCCTAACGGCTATGTCCGACAGTCGCAGGGAAAAACAAAGTTAGTAATGGTAGACAATGACCTTGTCACCCATGTGCCATTTGCGCTCTGGGGATACCGACATGTGGGGTTACAGATAATACTTCCTGGCACAGGTTGGTTGCTCTCGCCAAAGGCTCATTATCCTGATGTGTATCGAGGAGGTTTTAATGCCATTGAAACAGGGCTCGTCCCGTAAGATAATACAGGAAAATATCAATAAACTCATCAAGGAAGGATATACACAGGACCAGGCGATTGCTATTGCAATTCAGGAGTCCCAAAAACATAAATCACGGAGGACGAAGTGACAGCCAAGGATGCACAGCTAGAAGCACAGATTCGTGAAATACGGACTGCCCTTATTGGGATTGATGGCCAGAACGGCCTTCGTGGTGAGTTACGAGATTTCCTTAAGCGGTATGAAGCTCGGGATGATGAGGTTCGAGAGTGGCAAAAAGCTGTTGAGGACCGCTGGAATAATTACATTCAATATGAGCGGGTCCAAACTTGTCATGGTGCTGCACAATTAAACGAATATATTAAACAAGAAGAGAAGCGTAGAGCTGAACGACGACAGACTGATGTGACTGCTATTGAATATAAGAAAGCTATCAATGTAGCATTTATTACCTCAATGGCAAGTATTGTGGTAGCCCTACTTACAATCTTTTTTAAGCACTAAGGAGGTGTAGATATGCCGTTACATAGAGAACTTGATGAATTGATTCCTGAAGTACGCAGCAAGGTCGAAGCTGCTATTGAGGAATTACAACAGAAGGGAATAGCTTACTTGGTTTTAGAGACGTATCGGGAGCAGGCAGTGCAAGATGCTTACTATGCCCAAGGACGAGAACCTCTTGCGGTTGTGAATGACCTACGGTCAAAAG